TTCAAATAAAGCTAAATATTTTTCAGTTTTAAAGTCAGCGTAATTTTTAGGATCAATGTCAATACAACCAAACTGTGCAGTTTTATCTAATCTACATGGTTGTATGCCAATAGATATTTTTCCTTTTATATGATTTTCGTAATCTTGTGGTGTAACTGGTCTGCCGGACCATTCGTAATCAGGTTTTAATTTATTTTTTTCAGAGTCTAGTGTGGCTTTGGACATATCGGCAATACCGAAATCTCCATCGTAACCAGTAAATAATTTTATAAATTCATTAACCATAATGATCCCTTATAATGGGCGCCTCCAGTCTCCCATTGGCGCCCACTTTCTCCTAGTGAGAAACTAGTAATTTGATTTATCTTCTCCTGAAACTGTGGCAGCTTTTTGCTGCGAGTGTTTTAAAGAATTATAAAAATCACGGGCCATTTGATAAAGACCGGCATCATCAACCTTTTTCAACATGTCTATATTATAACCATGCCAATTAAAGTTGCTTCCTGCGTTTTCAACAGATTTTAATCTGTATATTCTTGAAAACATAGGTGCTTGTACCGACTTGCCAGTTTTAGGATCTGTCTCAAATTGATCTTCCATCTGAGAGTTCCATCCTCTACTGACTTTTAACTGAGTAGACTTCATAGTCATTAAAGCTTTCTCAGGTCTTTCTCCGTTAATGATAACAAAATGATTTGCTGTTTTGATAATTTCATTACCATTCTTCAACACATCCTTGTTACTGTTTTTGTTTTGAGTTGTCTCTGCCATAATGCTTGGACCCCTATCTGGATGAATAGGTCTACCTTCACTTCTTTCAAAGGGTGCCCACTCAGGGTAAGTCATTTTGTAGAACACAGGAATAACTTCTATTCCTTTTTCTCCATCATACAGTTTTTTTGTAACTGTATTATAAAACATACCAGCTTCTGCCCCTTCGACATACTTAGCATGTTTTTTCTTAGTTTCATCTGACATACTTTGCAGTAATTTCAGAAAAGGTAAAGCAAGATCACCTTTGTCAATGTTGTCAAGACCCATTCCTGAATCTGCAACAAAGTCCAAAGTTGCTAATGCACCACCTTGTTTTTTTGCGACGTCTCTTGTTTCTTCGCTCATGTTATTTGCTCCTTGTTATTTTTGT